TGGTGGATGTCAGGAGAAGGAGGTTTTTTTGCTTACGATGGTACAGTTAAAGCTTTACCATGTCTTGTAGAAGATTTTGTTTATTCAACTGATGGAGATAATTTAGGATTAAACTATGATGCCTCTAATGGTATTTATTGTGCACCTAATGCTTTATATACAGAAATAAATTGGTTTTATCCTAAAGCTGGATCTGAACATATAGATAGATGTGTTACTTATAATTATTCTGAAAATGTTTTTACTACTTCATCATTAGCTAGAACAACATATTCGGATGCTGGAGTATTTCAACATCCTTATGCCACTGAATATAATACTACTGCAACTCCTGTATGTTCTACTATATCAGGTATTACAAATAAATTTGGAGCATCTATTTATTACTGCCATGAAAAAGGTGATGACCAAGTTAATAGTTCTGGCACTACTTCTATTGATGCTTTTATTAGATCCGGAGACTATGATATTACTTCAAGAACAAGTGGTTTAGGTATTCAAACTGGAGTTGTTGACTATAGAGGTGATGGAGAATTCTTTATGTCTGTAAAAAGATTTATACCTGATTTTAAATATTTAAGAGGAGACGCTACAGTTACTTTATTTGTTAGTTCTTACCCTGATGATACGGCAGTTAGTTCACCTCTTGGACCCTTTACAATTACATCAACCACTGATAAAGTAGATACTAGAGCTCGAGGAAGATTAGTTTCTCTTAAAATAGCTAATGATGCTGTAGGTGAGTCATGGAGATATGGTACACTTAGAGTAGATGCACAACCGGACGGAAGAAGATAATGGGTGGACTATACGACATATTAGAATCTTATAGACAACAAAACGACCCTCGTTTTGTATATGAAGGATTATATGAAGAACCTGCATACACAGGTCCTAATATAGATCCAATGTATAATCTTGGAGCAAGACAATTTGGAAACATGGACCGAATGACAGGCATCATGAAACAGGCACAGGCACCTTTACAAAATTTAGGTATTGATACTTCTTATGGTGTTGCCAATGAAGCAGATGAAGAAGTAGATATAGAAGAAACAAAACAACCTAGCGGTTTACAAAATATACTCCAAGCAATATTAGGTTTTGCAATACCTGGTTCAAGTTTAATTACAGGTGGTTTAGAATCATTAAGAGGATTTAATGATAGATTACAAAATTCAGATTTTGGGCAGTCAAAAACTTTAGCTGATTACTTTGATGCTAGAAGTTATGGTGGTCGTCAAGCAAGGGATGACGCGGCAGCAAGAAACATGGCTCAAGCAAGAGGTATTCAAAAAGGAATAGATAGAGGTGATTTCGGAGGACCAGATATTAGTGATAGAGGTAGAGGAAATATTGGTAGTTCTAATTCATCGTCAAAATCAAGTCGTGGTGGGTTTAGTTCTTCTGATAGAGGTGCTGCTTTACATGGCTAAGTTAACTAATTACATACCTGAACCAAAACAAGAATATGAAGTAGATAATCAAAGACAAATAATTGAGTCTTTAAATACTATGAAACAACAACTTAATTTTTCTTTTCAACAAGATTTAAAAAACGAACAAGAAACTTTTAATTATTTTTTATCATGACAATACAGTATAAAAATGCTAGCAAAGTATTAGACGGAACAGCAATGACAACTGTTTTAAGTATATCTACTTCAGCTGTTGCTATTGTAAAATCAGTTTATTTATCTAATAATAGTACAGGGGCTGTATTAGCCAACTGTGATTTAAGAGATTCTGCTTCAAGCACAGATGTAGAATTTTTTAGAAAAGACGTACCTGCTACAAGTACAATTAATGCTACAGAACAGGGGTTGAATTTAGAAGCTGGAGATGCTATAAAAGTTCAAGCAGAAACTGCAAATAAGATAGAAGTTGTAGTTAGTTATGCTTTAATAAATAGAGAGAATGAAAACGGATAACATATATAAAATTGATTGTACGACTATAACTACTTATAGAAATACACAAACTGGAGAAATATATAAAGAAAAGAAAGAAGGACCAAATATTGTTAGTGATGTAACAGTGCAGGTCTCTCCTAAAGGATTAGATTTAATGCAGAAAGTAATGAATAAACAAAGTGAAACCAAAAATAATAAATAACGTTTTAACTAAAGAAGATATTTTTCAAGTATACGAAAATCTTATTGCTGACAACATATGGGTTTTAAATAGAAATTCTCAATCAACTCTAGGAGGTTCTTTTCCAGGGTGCACTTTAATAAACGAAGGACAACCTGTTTATAATAATCCATATTGGATAGGTTATTTTAATTGTTTATTTGATAGATTAAATCAAAAATTAAACGAACAACATAATTTTAATCTTTTAAGAAATATATATAGAATAGCTTTAAATTCACAAAATAATAACCACTACACAGAATTTCACATAGATGCAAAAAACAAATATAGTATTGTTGGTTTTCTTACACCACAATGGGCAGAAGATTGGGGTGGAGAATTAAATGTAGAAGGTGAAATAATTAAATATAAACCTGGTGATTTTATTTTATTTGATTCTAATCAATCACATAAATCACAAGAAATAAAAAAACAATTACCATATTGGAGGGTATCTATAAATTATGTTATTGAGAAATGAAAAACCTAAAGGCGGCACAGAGTTACAATACAGTTACTTAGAGAAGTATGTAGATAAAAAATTATTAGATCAGATACAAATTACAACATCTGTACCAGAAAAAATTCCATTACATCCTACAAAGATGAATATTCTTTGGCAAAAAAATTCTTGGGATCAACCTAACTTACATCCATGGTTTAATGATAAATCTAATCATAGTAAATATGATTGGTATGTATTTAATTCACATTGGAATTATGAAAAATTTAGAATGATGTTTGGCTTACCTTTAGAAAAATGCATAGTAATTAAAAATGGTATTGAAAATATACAAAAAGCTAAACCATATGAACAAGGTCAACCTATTAAAATAATACATCAAAACACACCTTGGCGTGGTTTATCTGTATTACTAGGTGCTATGCAATTAGTAAAAAATCCTTTGATTACTTTAGATGTGTATTCATCTACAGAAGTTTATGGAAAAGAATTTTATGAACAGAATGATCATAACTACAAAGCACTTTATGAACAGGCTGAAAAATTACCTAACGTAAATTACATTGGTTACAAACCAAATAGTTATATTACAGACAATATGCATAAATATAATATGTATGTATATCCAAGTATTTTTGAAGAAACTTTTTGTATATCTTTATTAGAAGCTATGGCTGGAGGTTTATATTGTATTACTACAAACTTAGGAGCTATCTTTGAAACAGGTGCAGAGTTTCCAATGTATATTCCTTTTGATGATAATTATAAAAGATTAGCATCTAAATTTGGTTATGGTATTGAAGCTGCTGCTAGTACATTGCATCAAAAACAAATACATAATCACATAGAATCACAATCTCACTATGCTAATATATATTATAATTGGAGTAAACAAGGATCAGCATGGACAAGATTTTTAACAGGAGCATTAAATGCAAAAAAGTAATAAAGCGCAAGGCGCAAACAATGAACCCATCTGGTTTACTGAAAGTAATAAGAATGTAACAGAAGTAAATTTAGGAGCTCATTCACCATATAAAATTATGGTGTGTACCCCTTGTCATAGTGATACTTCTATGCACTACACTCAAGCAGTTTTAAAATTTCAACAAGATTGTATGCAAAGAAAAATACAAGTTAGTTTTACTTTGATGAAATCCTCTTTAGTTACTCAAGGTAGGAATTTGTGTGTAGCTGAAACTTTAAACCACGAAGACGGTTACACACATTTATTGTTTATAGACTCGGATATAGACTTTCAATCATCTACTATATTTAAAATGTTAGAGTTAGATAAAGATGTTATAGCCTGTCCTTACCCTATGAAGATGTTAGATTGGGACAAGGTATGGAGAAGAATTAACACCAAAGAAGATGCTATTACATCTGCACAAGATTTATCTAGAGCTGGTTATACCTACCCTTTAAAAGTAGAAGATTCTACTAATATACATAGTGAGAATGGACTAATAGAAGTAACTCATGCTCCTACCGGATGTATGTTAATTAAAAGAGAAGTGTTAGAAAAAATGATTAAACACTATCCAGAGTTAGAAATATTTCAACCTACCTATATTAATGGTAAGGAAGAAAAAAAACTTAATATGTGGAATTTATTTGATACTATTCATGACCCTAAAACTAAACGTTACTTTGGAGAAGATTTTGGTTTTTGTCAAAGATGGGGTGATATGGGTGGTAAAGTATATATCTATGTAATGGATGTTATTACACATGTTGGAGAGTTCCAATATTGTGGTCGTTTCTTTGATGATTTATATCAAGGTACCAGGCCTGTAAAACCCATTGACGAAGACAAAAAAATCAAATAAAGTATTATATTACAGGATTTCTACGCCTGCTCAACAGTATAAATATATTTAAATTATGGCGATATCAAGAATGCAACAACCCAGACAACAATACGGACTCGGAAGTATAGTAAAAGGAGTTAAGAAAGCCGTCAAAGGTGTAGCAAAAGGAATTAAAAGCGCTGCTAAATCACCTATAGGTAAAGCAGCGATGTTATATTTTGGTGGTAACTTACTTCAAGGTAATGCAATGTTTGGTAATCCTTTCACTGGAAGAATAACTGATTTTGTTGCAAGTAAAGGTATACCTTCAGTTTTTTCAAATGCTGTAGAAGGATATAAAAATTTAGAAGGTCCTAAAAAGTTTTTAGCACAAGCTGGTATAGGAACTGCAATAAGTGGTGGACTAGCTGCTTTAATGAATGAAGATGAAGAAACAAGAGAAATGGCCTCACAAGACGTAGGAGCATTAAGAAAATACCTATCTTCTTATTATTCTAATTTAGGATATAATGTAGATCAAATAGCAGAAAATGTAGAGAGAGATACTTCTGAATATGGTTATGCAGATGGTGGTAGAATTGGTTATGCTTTTGGAGACAAAGTAGAAATGGCTGCAGGCATAGAAGGTTTACCGGTTAATGTAAACCCCAAAGGTGTTAAAGAATTAGACCTTAGAGAAACAGGTGGATTTATTCCTCCAGTTGGTGTAAAAGAAAAGGCAGATGACATTCCTGCAATGTTATCAAACAATGAATTTGTATTTACTGCTGATGCTGTAAAAGCAGCGGGTGGTGGTAGTGTAGATAAAGGTGCTCAAATTATGTATGACACCATGAAAAAACTCGAATCAAAGGTAGTATAATGGCTGACGTAGTACAACAACAGGTTTTACCAGCTCCGTTTATTGAAGCGGCAGCTAAACCATATTTACAAGAATTAACATCCGCAGTTGGTGATTTTAAAAATCAAGATCTTTCCAAAATATTTGGTTCACAATTTATAGCTGGACAAGATCCTTTATCAGCACAAGCACAAACATTAGCTACTCAAGGTATTGGTGCGTATCAACCATTCTTAAATGCAGCTGCAGCTTCAGCTGGACCTACTGGCTATCAAGCTTTTATGTCTCCATATCAACAAGATGTAATTGATACAACATTAGCCGAGTATGATGTACAAGCTCAAAAAGGAATTCCAAGTATTGCAGCACAAGCAATAGGAGCTGGTGCATTTGGTGGTGGTAGAGAAGGTGTGCAAAGAGCTGTATATCAAGGAGAATCAGATAGAAACAGAGCGGCACTACAAGCACAATTATTACAACAAGGTTTTAGTCAAGCAAATCAATTAGCTCAACAGAATATGGCTAATCAATTACAATTAGGTACTGCACAACAAGGTTTCCTAGGTCAAGATGTTGGAGTCTTATCTACTTTTGGTGCACAGAACCAAGCATTAGAACAAGCACAATTATCTGCTCAACAACAATTAGCACAACAACAAGCAAACCAAAAATTACAAGCAGCACAAACATTAGGTGCGGGTATTACTGGTCTAATATCTGGATACCCTGGACAAACTACAACTCAATCTTCGCCATCACCTACTTTAGCTCAAACAGCATTAGGAACTGGAGCAACGCTTGCAGGTATCTATAGAGGTTTCGGGTTAGGTAAGGATTAATGAAAACATTTAGAAGACCTATGTTTAGAAAAGGTGGTAACGTTGGTTCAGGCGTTATGACTGGTATTGTAGACAGAGGTAATTATAAGTTTGGCGACAGGGTTCAGGAACAAGATATCACAGATTACATTTCTTTAGTTAAAGGTGGAGATCAAGCTCCAACTTCTGATCCAGTTACAGATTTCTTATTACAGTTTGGACCTAACTTATTAGCTGCAAGACCTACAGGTAAAGGACTAACAGGCTTATTATCTACAGCAGGTGGTGCAGCTAAAGAACCTTTACAAGATTTAATTAAAAACAAACGAGCACAAAGAAGTGAAAACCTTGCATTAAGAGCTAAGGCTATCGACACATTAGGTGTTGATGATCTTAAAAAAGTAAGAGCACAAGCTAAAATGTCTGTTGGACCACAATTAGAAAATGAAACTTCAGAAGAATACGCAACTAGAGTAGAAGATAAAATGGGTGAGTTTATTGATTCTACTTATGCTAAAACACCGTTCTTAAAAACAGATTCGCCAGAAGAAAAAATATTTAGTTATGCTGAAACTATGGTTAAATCAGGAGACATGAAAGACATGCCTACCGCTAAGAATAGATCAAACTTTGAATTAAATGATTACGATAGATTAAAAGCTGCGAATGTAAATGTACAGTTACCTAGAGCTAAAAAATTATATCGAAAAGGTAATCTTAAAAAAGATGTTAATCCGGGTGTTTATTATGATGATATAACTGATACATATACTAAAGTTGGTGTAGCTGAAAATGGAAACCCATTCATAGAACAATCTAACATTACATTTGAAGAACTAATACAAAACTAGGAGGCTAAATGGCGTACGATACAGATTTCGATCCAGAAGGCTTCATGGGTTTAGGTGATGAAGAATTAGGTAATGAGAGAAATGCTTTTAGTGCAGCACTAGCGGGTGTAGCATCAGGTATAATAAAAGTACCTGAAGGTGTAGTTTCATTAGGAGCAGAGTTAATTGACTTAGGTGCAGGTACAGATCTTGCAACAGACGTAGAAGTATTTTTTGATAAGATAAATCCATTCGAAGAGATTGCACAAGAAAAAGCAGCAGGTAGATTAGTTGAAGCGTTAGTACAGATTGGTGTACCGGGAGCTATTGGTTTTAACGTTGCACGTAAGATGGCAACTAAAGCTTTGCAAGGTAAAAAAGCTAATAAATATTTAGATCTTAAAAGACCAGATTTAATTAAAGGTGCAACTAAAGCTGATGATTTAAATAAGTCAGCTAAAAAATTAAGATTTGCAGCCGCAGTTAGTGGCGGAGCAGCGGGGGAAACGCTAGTAGCAAACGTTGAAGATATAGGAAGTATTGGAGATGTATTAGGAGGACCAACAGATTTAGATGACGAAGCTCTCGCTGATCCATCAAAAGATGCTGGCAGAAAGTTATTGAACAGAGTTAAGTTTGGTGGTGAGTCTTTGTTTATTACACCTATTGTTTATGGTGTAGGTAGAGGTATCAAAGAAGCTGCTACTATGGGTAAGAATATTGAGTTTAGTAATTCAAAACTAAGTAGATTTTTTAATAGTATATTCAGTGCAGTAAGAGCAAGGGGTGCTAAACCACAAAAAATATTTGAAGAAAAGATGGCTGAAAAAGGAGCTACCATGGCTGATACTAATGAAGCTATGAAACTTGTTAAAGAAATAGATAAGCCATTAAATAAAATGTTTCCAACTGTAAAAACTATTTTTAATCAATCCACAGGTAAAGAAAAATCAGAAGTACTTGAGACTATTAACGATGCTATGTTCTCTGGAGATTTAACTAAAGGTATTAAAGATGATGTAGTAATTGATCTTACAGAAAAATTAAAAACAAAAGGATTAAAACAACCAGAGATTAATCAATTGTTTGGTACATTAGGTAAAGCAAGAAATGCTTTTACTACTCTTATCTCAACAGCTACTAAACTAGGTGGTGACATGTCAAATGTTACACCTTTAAAATCAATAATGGGCCAAAGGGTAAAAGATTATTTAGGTGGTACATATAGAGTCTTTGAAGACAAACCTGTACTACCATTTGTTAGATACACACCAACCAATGAAGCTTACAAAAATGCTAGAGATTTATTTGTAAGATACGCAGCTAAATCTGGTAAACCTTTTGAAAGTATTAATCAAGTAGACGAACAATTAAATAGATTAGTAGATACTGCACTTGCAGCTAAGAAACCAAACGAGTTACCATTTTTTAAATACACATCTAAGACTGCAGAAAATGATGATGGCTTAACTAAAAAATTTTTTAAACAAGTATTAGTAAAAGATGCTGAAGGTAAGATATTAACCGGTAAAAGAAGAGCATCTGCCTTATCTGGTGCTGTTAAAAAAGGTGATGTTATAGAACCGATTGGCAAAGGTAGCAAAATATTTAGAGAATTTTTTGGTGAAATGTCTGACCCTAGATTTTCATTATACAATGGTATGACTAGACTATCTAGTGTTGCTAGAAAAAATCAAATGTTTCAAAGATTAGATGATCAAGATTATTTTAGAAAACAAGCTGTAAAAGAAATAGAACAAGCTGGAGGAACCGTTGCACCAGGAACCAAAGGATTTTTCTTTGGAACTAGAAACGCAGCAGAAAATTCATTACCTAATCAAGAGATTGTTAAACTAGATGATTACGTAGCCAACGCATTTAAAGATGACTATGCTGTCAATCCTTTAGCTGGTAAATATACATCAAGAGCTATTGCAGATGGATTATCTGAGAGTGGTAAGATTTTAAAATTTTTATTTGAACCAAGAAAAGATGCAACAGGCGTCGAGAAACTGGCAACATGGGGCTATCGTAATTTAATTTTATTTCCAAAAGCTGCATCACAGGTAGCTAAAACAATCCTTGCACCGGTAACTCACTTTAGAAACATATTCTCTGCAACAGGATTCTCTGCAGCCAATGGTATATTTTTTGAAAACCCTGCAGTAGTTGCTAAAGCATTTAATGAAGCATTAAAAACAACAGATATAGGTGCAGGTCTTAAAACGTTTGCATCTAAATATACACCATACAAATACAGTAAAGAAGAATTTGAACAGGCCTACAGGAAGTTTCTAAGATTAGGTGTTGTTAACTCACAAACAAACGTAAACGATTTTAGAAATATATTAGGGGACATAGGTTATGGTGGTAATTTAAATTTAGAGAAACCATTAGAGTCTATGGGTAGAAAACTTTTAGGTTCAGCTGGACGTGGAGCTAAAGCTGTTATGAAAGGTGCTGAAGATTTATACACAGCTGAGGATGACATGTTTAAAATAGCTAACTATGCTGTTGAAAGATACAGATTAAAAAATGCATACACTAGAGCTGGTAGAGAGTTTACAGAAGAGATGTTAGATAATGAAGCAGCGGACATTGTAAGAAACACTGTTCCAAACTATGCTTATGTATCTGATACTGTTAGAGCATTAAGACGTCTACCTCTTGGTACCTTCATGTCTTTCCCATCTGAAATATTAAGAACAACAACTAACATTGGTCAAAGAGCTATTAGAGAAATAAAAGATCCAGCGTTAAGAAATATTGGTATTAAAAGATTACTTGGTATGACAACTGTATTAGCTGCAGCGCCTTATGGAATACAAAAAGGTTTCCAATCTTTATACGATGTTACCAACGAAGAACTTGAAGCTATTAAAAGATACTTACCTAAATGGTCAGAGAACTCAACTATCTTACCTATTAGAGATGAAGAAACAGGTGAATTAAAATACATAGACTTTAGTCATGGTAATGCATACGACATAGCTATTAGACCATTACAAACTTTATTAAATAATATTCAAAATGGAATTGAAGATGAAGAAGTTTTAATGCAAGGTTTATTAGAAGGTATGGCTAAATCTGCTGGTGAGCTCGCATCACCATTTATATCTGAATCTATTTACACAGAAGCATTAACAGATTTAACATTAAGAAATGGTGTAACAGATGATGGTAGAGCATTATGGAATGACAATACTCCAGGTGGTGACAAAATTAAAATTGGTATTGATCATCTTGCGCAATCAATGCTACCTTTTTCATATCCGCAGTTAACAAGATTATACCAAGCAGCAGCTGATAAACCATCAAAGCGTGGTGAGTTCTTTGAATTACCTGATGAGCTTTTAGGTTTTGCTGGATACAGAGCTGTTAAATTGGACCCTGTTAGATCAATGGGATTTAAGATTGCTCAATATCAAAGAGGACTTAGAGAAGCTAGAGGTTTATTTACAGGTGGTGCAGACTCATTATTATCTGGAGGACCTAAAACCCCTGTAGAAGTTATTGATAAATTTATTAAAGCAAACAACGCAAGGTTTAACGTACAAAAAAATATGTTAAAAAATCTTGAAGCTGCAGACATATTAGGTGCAGATGAAGATGATATATTTAAAGAGTTTAGAGATAGACAATTAAGAGGAGATTACAGAGATCTAACTAATGATAAATTTGATCCTTATTATCCATCTAGAAATATTAGAAAAGAATTTGAAGAGATTGCAGAAAGAATTGGAGAAGATAATCCATTTGAAGAAGTAGAAGATATACTATTAGATATCAGAGATGATTTAAGAGACTTATCTTTTCAAGATCAATTTGATATTGATGTTACAGATTACATAACAGATGATATGTTTTCTGCAGGAATACAAACACCACCTTTACCAGGTAATGTAACATCAGCAATGCCTAACCCACAAGTAATACAAACAGCCCAAGCTAACCTAGGCAATGTGCCTAATAATGGGGGATTGACAGCCACTGAAATGGCTTTATTATCTCCAGAAGAACAACAAATAAGGTTAAGACAACGTGGAATGATTTCATAATGATTGAACCAGAAACTCAAAGAGAACATATTATTTCGTTACAAGGACATATGACAGGTATGAAAAAAGATTTAAAACATCTTCACTCAGATGTAGAAAAATTGGGCGGCAAGATAGATAAAATCTATTGGGTAGTTTTAGCTACGGTGGGGGCTGTAGCTTTTCAGTTGTTAGAAAAATACGTTTTTTAAATCCAAGCTTTTAAATCTTCGCCCATAATTTCAGTGGCGATATTTACTTTGTTTCGTAAAGCTTTAACTATTTTTGTATCGACTGTATCTTCAGTTATAATATCAATATAAGTCATTGGATATTCTTGTCCAATACGATCTATTCTAGCTTCTGATTGTAAACGTTTTTCAAGATCATAACCATTTGAAAAATAAACCATTGTGCTAGCAGCAGTTAATGTGATACCATATCCGCCAGTTTGAGTAGTGCCTACAAAAAATCTACAGTTGTCATCTTCTTGAAACTTCTTTATATTATTCTGTCTTTCTTCTTGAGGTGTTAAACCATAATAGTCTACGACAACATCATCTCGTTCATATTTTTTTCTAATAGCTTTTAAAATTGTATCTACATCTTTTTGATAGTTAGACCATATAACAACTTTACCTTCTACTTCTGATAATATTTCCATTAGTTCTGTTATTCTATGGTTAGGTATATTTTGTATTGAACCATCATCAGCTGTGAAGTGACCACAAGTAATTTGATGTAGTCTCATTAATTGTACCATAACATTATTAGTAGTTAATGATTTGCCTTCTAGTTCAGCCATTGCATATTTTTTCATAGCTTTGTAAACTTTTTCTTGTTGAGGTGTCATAGTTATTTCACGTTTCATAAATGTTTTAGGTGGTAAATCTAAACAATCATCTTTTAATACACGCATAGAAAAAGGTTCAATTAATGAAGATAGTTCTCCAAGATTTCTATGTCCTACAACTACATTAACACTACGAGAACCTAGATTAATAGATTTCATTACAGAGTATCTAGCTCTAAAATCATAATAAGAATCTGTTTTTAAGAGCCAAGACCCAAGAAACTCACATTGACTATATAAGTCTAGAGGTGAATTAGTTACAGGTGAACCTGTTAGTATTCTTCTGTATTTAGCAAGGTGTTTTAGTTTTAAAATATTTTTAGTTCTATTAGCAGTAGGTGTTTTTATACTAGTAGACTCATCGATAGCCATCATGGCGTTGTGTGAATCTAAAAATCTACGTGCAAATTCTTTACCAAAGTCATAAGAAAAAGCTTCTACATTCATAATTAATACATGAAAGTCTGTCCCTGTTTGGAACAATGTATTTAATTTTTTTACTTGTTCATGAGTTTTATCTGAAGATTTCCATAGAACTACTTTTCTATTTATATAGTCTGGTAAGTGAACAGGTATTTGATCTTCATACCAATTTTTATATACACCTTTAGGAGCTATTAATAATAACCCATTTATTTTGCCTTGGTTATAAAGCATAGCTGCATTATCAATTAATACTTTAGATTTACCGGTACCCATTTCCATAAAATAAGCGAAGTATTCTTGTTCCCAAGAACGCTCTAAAGCTTTACGTTGATGAGCATATGGCTCAGTTTTAAATTTGTAGTTTAACATTTACTTATCTTTCTAAAAAGGTATATAATACTTAAAAAGAATAAAGTCAATGCAAATAAAAGATCATAAACCCAGGGTGACCCACACTGACCCAAAAGTATATTTAGTTCAAGAGATACCTGTATTTAGAGAATTTGAAAATCCAGAAAAAGCTGGTAAACCTAAGATAGATATTACCCCCGCATTAAAGTATGGCGAAATTAAGATAATGTTTCCACGTTTAAAACAAATGCAATTTTCACCAGGACCAATGGTAATGGAAATAAAAAATTCATTAAAAGATTTTACAACTGACGATTATTTATTA